GTGGGCTATGAGTGTGCCTGACGAGATAAGACCTTGGATAGCTAAGTCTGGTATCTGGCTATGGAAGTTTGATACTGTTGAGCAGTTTGCTAAAACTATCAAAAACAAGTTTACACTCAGGTTGAAAGCCTTACAGAATTTAGTACCCATAGATTTGACGCCAGCTTTTGAAATGGAAGTGTTAGTGAACAGAGGTGTTGGCAGTGTCGATTGGGATGCTGAAGAGTCTAACAGGACCAAACCCAAGTTGGCAGAGTTTGACAAAACATTGATTCTGACTGAATGTGTAAAGCTTTTTAAACGTGCTTATAGTACGGGTAGCAGACCTAAGAAAATGAAATGGGAAAAGTACTGGAAGAATAGGTACCAGTGGGCACCTACAGGAGCATTTCATTCACAGTATGCTGAGGACTTAACGTATTTGGCAAAAGACAGATTGTGTCGCAACAAGCTAGATACACTGACGAAAATGCCTAAAAGATCATTAGAGTATTTTTTAGAGAGGCCGCCTCAGATAAGAGCATGGGCGTCCACCAAATACGAATGGACAAAGATGCGTGCTATATATGGAGTGGATGCTACCAACTTCATACTAACAGGTTTCGCCATGGGGGATTGTGAGAGGACATTGAGTAACATATTCCCTATAGGTGATACAGCAACGGAAGAGAATGTTCGTTGTACGGTGAAGGAGGTTTTACGTAACGGTGTACCATTTTGTTTTGACTACGAAGACTTCAATTCACAACATAGTACAGAAGCAATGAAATCAGTGCTTGAGGCATACATCCTAGTTTTTGAGAAAAGCTTGTCACAGGAGCAGCAGGCTGCTTTGGTATGGGCGATTGATAGTCTTGATGACGTTAAAATCCGTGATGACAAACAGAGGTGGTACAAGACAAGTGGTACATTATTGTCAGGCTGGAGACTGACCACATTCATTAATACAGTATTAAACTATGTGTATATACAGCTATTAGATACACCAATTAAAGTGTCTACTCACAATGGTGATGATGTACTGGCTGCCGTCACAAGGTTTTCTGATGTACAGAAATTGATGTTACGTGCTCACAAGCATAAAGTAAGGTTTCAACCGCAAAAATGTTTTCTGGGCGCTACGGCAGAATTTTTGAGGATAGACCATTCTCGGCCTGGAGCTGGACAATACTTAGCACGGTCCATTTCCACTTATGTGCATGGCCCAACAGAGGCTGCATTACCTAATAATGTGCTAGATTTACTAAAAGCTACGACTGAGCGCTGGCGCGAAATAGAGGAGAGACACGGTTGTACTGAGAACTTACAGGCCATCCATAGAGAAACGATAAAATACATATGTGGGAAGTGGCACGTAGAAGAAGACCTGTACGACAAATATTTGAATACTAATGTGTTGTGTGGTGGCTTATCTAATGATGTAGGAGAAGAGAATTTTTTATATGATTTTAAGCTAGAACAGGTCAAGACAGATAAAGAAATAGATGACGAGGAAGTGCG